GTTGCAGTTGTTCCACTACCTTCAAAACGCCACCAAGAAACTAAACTTGAGTAACTTGAAAGTGAAGAGGGAACACCGCCTCCATATATAGATGTTACGTCACTTTGAGAAAGTTCTGAATTGAATAGTGAAACCTCATCTATATTACCATTAAATCTTGCAGTATTTGGAATTTGACCAATAAACAAACCTGAAGATGCAGAACGGATTCCGCTATTGGATAAAGTGCCTTTGTTAGTCAATAAATTGCTATCAAAATAAACTTTTACTCCATCAGTAGTTGTTAAGGCGTCAGTTGTAAATGTTAAGTTATGCCATTGACCATCGTTAAAAACTTGTGTGTTATCTATTGCTACGGATACACTACTACCATCAAAAATTAATACTCTTACTCTGTTAATAGGTGCGTAAAATTGAACATAGTATTTTATTTGACTTCCGCTACCTTGTGTTAATGGGTACATAACGCTTGAAGATGTAGTTTTAAACCACATACTAACACTCATTGCAGTTGTAATATTTAAACTTGTAGAATTAGGAACGCTTACATAGTCATCAACTCCGTCAAGCAATATAGACTTCGTATTGCTAAAAGGTGGTGTTCCGCTTACAGACTGCGCTATGATTCCGTGCGTACTTACTAACATTATGCTTCAAGATTTCCAGCAACATACCAAAGGTCTGTGCTCTTCTTAATTAATGTTGCAATGCCATATTGACCAACAATTTTAAGCTTGTTACCTTCTGCGTATAAATTAACGCCTACAGATTTGCCTATGCTTGTTTGACCTGTTCCAAGTTGCGCTACCAGGATTTGTGTACCTATTGGAAAAGCTACTGCGCTATTTAAAGGTATTATGATTTCATTAGCAGATGCGTTGTTTATTTCGACCATTTTATTTTGGTCTGACAATACCAAAGTATAGGTAGTAGACTGCGTATTAAATTCAATCTCTGTAAGACCGCCTTTTAATTCTGCGCCTGTTATCTTTTTAGAAACATAACCACCAGCACCGTCATCTTCAGCAATTGCAAATTCGTCTGTACTTGCTAAATTACTTGCCTTTGCCGTTAATTGGCTTATCCGTATTTCTGCCATAGTATTTTTTTAAATATAGTTCTAAACGTTTAACGTTTTTTGCTTTTGGTTTGTACTTCATAAAACCCAACCTGTAAAATTATTGTAAGTATTTGGGTACATATCACTTCCGCTATTTGCATTGTATTCTGGAAACAATGTACTGTTTTGACAAATGTAGTCTATAAACCTTTCTTTGTAATGGTCGTAAGTCTTTCTTTCACGTTCTATTAAAAAGTCTATTTCGTCTTTGCTTACCGTTTCGCTATTTTCTGCACCGTGTTTATATACGCCTTTGTTGCCTATTGTAATAGCCGCAAAAGGCAAATACTCTAACATACTTGCGTGTATCAAGCAAGGCTTAATATAAGTCGTTAGAAGGCTTAAATATGGGTCTGCTAAAGTTCCAGCAATTATGTCTGCTTGTATCTTTTCAAGTAGTCTTGTTCCTAACATACCTTGTATGTGTATGTCTTGTGCTATAGAAACGTACTGAATAAACTTGTCTACGTCTACATTACCGTTTACAGAAGTAAACTTTACTACGTCGTTTCGTGAAATTAAAAGTGCTTTTGCCATTCTTATTGTCTTTTGTTACTTGGTAAAAAACCTCTATTCTTCATATCTATTGGTCTTTCAGAAACTAATTTAGGATTCTTTATTACATATCCGTATTTAGCTGCTTTTGCACCAGCAATTTGTCTTGCCTTTGGGCTTTTTACGTCTATTCCTGTGCCTTCAAAAGCTACATAGATTTGTTTGTTCCAACGGTGGTGACAGTTTCCGCCACCTTTATATAGCCATATCGAATAAGTATCTGTGCCACGTGGTCCCCAACCTGGATTGACTGCTACGTTTTGCATTCTTATAATATCTTCTTTTCTATATATCTTATTCTTTTCTGTCATAAGTTCGCAAAATGGTCTTACTTGACCTGTTTTGCCACCATTCATACCACCAGCATAAACATAACGTGTAATAAACTTAATGCCGTCTATTACTTCGTCTTGTGCGCTTTTTGCGTTTGGATTTGCAGTACCTGTAGAAACAAGGTTTATAAGTTTGTCTTTTAGGCTTAATTTAACTTCTGAAGATAATAGTTCGTTTTCTGCTTCGTCATTGTCATAGTCTACTTCAAATTCGTCAAGTAAAAGCCAATCTTTGTGTGGTTCTTCGCCCAAGTCTATAAAGTCTTGTAAGTCCTTGTTTACTTCGCTTAATTCTACGCCTGTTTCTTCTTCAAGTTCTTCTGTTCCTACTTGAACACCGATTTCTACAAACTCAAGTGGTTTAAGTGTCTTAAAATACAAGTTTAAAGCTATTCCGTTGTAAGCAAGTATTTCGTCAAATGCATCTGTTAGAAGTTCTTGCATTGGCTTAATTACCATATTGTTGAATAGTGCAAAACTGTCTTTTAGTTCGTCTGAATTACTACTAAAGCCATTGCTTGAAGCAATACCAAATAATAAAGGCGAAGTAACGTTATGCGCTAACATTATTTTTCTTAAACATTCTTCGCTTAAAGTTGAATACAAGTCTGGCGCATCGTTTACAGGCATTGCGTCGACGGTAGTCTTACTTTCTGCGTTATTGTTAAAAGCAACTATTAGCTTTTCACCGTAAGTACCTGTAAGTTGGTTAAGCACTTTGTTCTTTATAAGGTGTTGTTGTTCTTCGCTTGGTATTCCGTTGTTGAAGTTTACTACCGTACGACCACTAAAGCCGTTGTTTACTTCGTTGATTAAGTAGCAGCTTATGTCTTCTTCTAAAGCACAATAAGGTAAGCCTCCTGTATAGTCTACAAGTGCGAAATATTTCATTCCTACACTATAAGGCTTTACCATATATATTTCAAGTCCGTCTTTTGAACAACCAAAAGCACTAATTCTTTTTGGTGGGTATTTCTTTACGTCTGACCAATCGTCTGAATAATAGTAAGCTTCTATTTTGCCTTCTTCGTTACACTTTTCTGGTCTTAATAATTGAACAGGTATATGGTGCGTGTTTACAATCTTCTTACGGTCTTTAGAGTAAATAACTTGCATTGCACATTGTCCAAGTAGTTTTAAGTCTGTTACAAGTTGTCTAACGTCTTGCTTCTTAAACAACGACATCATTACTGCGTAGTCATTTGGCTTTACTTGTGCGTCTGTAGCGTTTAAGCCTTTACCGTATACTAACCTTGTAATGTTGTTTATAATAGCATTGTTCGTTGTGCTATTAGTATACATATTGATAAGGTGATTATAATAATCGTTGGATTCACCGTATTCTACCCAATCGTTGCGCTTACTTTCTGTTATTACAGGTGCTTCGTATGTGCTTAATTCTAATAAGTGTATGTTATTACTCATAAATTATAAATTCGTTATTTGAAACGTTAGACGTATATTGACCGTCATTGACTGAATAGTTGACTACTGGCGTTTGGTTCGTGCAGAATATTCTGTCTTTATGTACTGTTGTAGTTCCGTTTTTTAGTGTAAGCTTATAAAAGTTGTTTTCAATTAAGCTAAAGTCACCGTTTACAAAGGTAGCGTTTATTGTATCGTAGTAGTCGCCATTTGTAAAACTTGTAATTGTAATAGTTACTTCTTCGCCTGTTGCTTCGTTCTGAACAAGTAACGTATCGTAAGTTTGGCTTCTTGGAATGAAGCTAAAACTTTGCTGTGTTGCTATTGCTTGAAGTATTACCATACTATAATAACTTAAAAAGTGTAAATCTGTTTTATATTGCAAAGAAAAAGCACCCCGAAAGGTGCTTAATCTACATTATGAAAGGAAGGAAACTTAAGAAGTTACAATAACTGCATCGTCAGTACCATTATTAAATACTGCTTTTAATGTTGCTTCGTCTGTGCAATCAATAAAGTTTGCTGGAAGTTCTTCTTCTGCCGTGAACGTTAAAGAGTAACCGTTGAAGTCACCTAACGCCGCACCGCTTGAAATTTCACCAGCAGAAACGTCTGCACCTTGGTCTAATCCCATTAGAAAAAATTGGTCTGTCATTGTTCTAACTACAATTCTTGGTCTTCCGTATGCAAGAAGCTTTACGTTTTTAGTAGTTACTACATCTTGTCTTTTAAGTGCAGCTACTAAAGTTTGTGTAAAAAAAGTAGTACCGTTATCACGTGAAGAATTAATTGCAGTTGTAAAAGAATTTTGTGTAGACTTCAATTCAAACTTATATAAGTTCATTGCCGTAGCCGTATCAATAGGTACCCAAGTATCTATTTCGTCTTCTTCTCCTGTTCCTGTTGAATAAACAACAGAATCTGAATTTAATTTGTCGTAGTTGATTATGTAAATTGCCTTTAAGCCAGAAACTGAATCCTTACATTGTTCTATACGACCATTGCTAATATCACAAGCCATTTTATTTTAGTTTTATGAACAAAAAAAGGAGAAGGCGCTTTACCTCCTCCTTTAATATAGTTCTGGTTTATATTATGCTCCGTAGTAAATTACGTCTTCAGCAACTCCGATTTGCGCACCAGCAG